TGTATTCGTCGAGCTTTGAACCAGAAACTGGTCTGCATTAAACTTGATACGATTCGTGCCGTTGGAAAATGCTTGAATACGCATACCCGCTGAGGAGAATGTCCCGTTCGCGCTCGCTTTGACTTCAGTAGCGAACTCAGCAGCGGCCCCATCTGTAGGATTTGACACTGCGGTGAGACGGTAGAAGCCGTTGGCAGTTCCAGCCCCTGTGGACGCTGATACCGTGTCAATGCGGCTGCTGAGCGAAGAGTCGGCGCTCGCACGGGTTGCGGCTTCGGAAGTGATTGCTGCGGTATTAGAGTTGACTGAAGAAGTGAGGGAGGTGATCTGTCCTGATAACGCTGTGTCTGCGTTTGCTCGGGTGGATGCCTCTGTTGTGATGGCTGACGTGTTAGCGTTAACCGTCGAAGTCAACGACATCACCGTTGCGGTGATCGCGTTGTCAGCGTTGGCACGGGTCGTGGCTTCAGAAGAAATTGCCGCCGTGTTGCTATTAACGGTGGAGGTCAGCGAAGATAACGTGTTCGATATCGCTGTATCGGCAGTGGCGCGAGTTGTCGCCTCCTGTGTGATAGCAGCCGTGTTGTTTCCAACAGAGGATGTCAGAGTTGTTATCTGAGCGGCAAGGGCAGTATCGGCGGTAGTCCTGGCTACCTGTTCAGTCACGATAGCCGCTTTATTCTTGGCAGTCTCAACAAACACGCCGCTGATGTTTCCGCTTAAAGACTCAGTCGCGCTCTGAATACTTCCACTTTTGGTTTGAAGATTTCCAATCGCGCCACCAAGATCTTTAGCAAGGCGAATGAGCGACTCGTCGGCAAGGCTGCGACTCGTAGTTGCATCCTGTTGAAGTTCCGTTATTCCCGTCTTGACCTGAGCATACGTATTGATGATGTCAGCACGCAGTAGTGCGATCTCACCCTTTGCTGTTTGATTCGCTGCTTCGAAGACGGCATCGTAAGTTGGGTCATCAAAATTATATTTTGACTTTGTGTCAGATGAAGTCGTTGTACCAAAAGCGCTGCCTGTTCCAGTGCCGCTGCCCGTAGGCGCAGTACCGGTAGTGTTTTGCAAAGCGAGAATCTTCGCGTCCCACTCACTTGATTTAGAGACGAGCACTTCCATGGTGCGCTTAAGAGCGCGTGCAACTTCCGCGAGGCTATTGACCTCCGGGAGCGGGTCGGGAACTGATGTGAATTGGTTATCAGACATTGCGTAAATCTCTCTCGGTCGACGCAAGTTGGACGTTATGAATGATCACACGAGCTTCAATCTCGATTTGGTACATGATGGCTTTGAACCCGGAGGGAAGCCGAAATGCTTGTCCAGTTGTCCTAAGCTCGCGGGCAACAACAAGATTTCCATCAGCATAGAGGCGAACAATCCCATACATATTTGCCCCTAGAGTCATACTATTACCAGTGGTGACTGTAGGGTTAAGGGTTGGCGCATTAGCAGGAAGGGAGAAGAAGATTTTGACTGTGCCAAAACTTTCTGGATACACGTACTGAAATATCTTCGAACGCCATTTGAACGGCATGACCTCTTGAGAATTAGGCGGATCAATCGCGTATACCTTGCCGCCCTGCACAAAGAAAGGCGTGCTCGACCAAGCATCCATTTGGAATGACACGACAGGAGCCGTCTGCGTCAGCACATTAAATGCGACACGGGTATTATTGATATCGAGAAGAGCACCCGTGCTATTGCCAGATGTGCGTTCTTCATAAGCAAGGTAGCCCGTTGAAAACCGCACGGCTGAGATCTTTGAAGGATCAATCAAGGAGTTCCACTTCGCTTGATTGATCAATCCGATTGTGGCGTTTCTCACAGAACCGGGAATGCAAAGAACGACGCCATTTGGCGAGGCGTAGTAAACACCTTCCGGTGTCGAGAGAATGGAGTTTCGAGATACACAAGGCTCGAACGACAGAATTTTTGAAAGCGTCATTGTGGACGGCCTGGACCCTGTAGCAGTCCACGGATGCCCCGTTGTGCAGATGACGAGCGTCTGGCCGACGACGCCTAGCCCAACAATAGGATAGTCGACTGCAATCTGATACGCGGCAGGCCAAGCATGAGGGCGGTATGGTTCGCAGAACCAAACTTCGTTTCCGACCCAACCAGCAAGAATGCCGTTCGGCATCGCGACAACTCCCTTCAACCCATCAGGCGGCGGCGACCACCCAGTTGAAGAAAGTTGATTGTTTCCAGAAATATCTGCGTCGGCGAGTGTGTCGGTGTAACTCGTCGCGTTGATGTCAATCTCATAGACAAAAAAATATGTCGCCGATCCGTTTGAGGCTGTAATCGTGCGGTAAATACGCGTCTTGGACAGAACGCGGTTCGCCATGGCGGACGTCGGAGGTGGCGTAACTGTGATAGGCCATGGGTCACCCACATTGCCAGTCTTAACAGTGGGCGGGCTAGGTGGCCCCTCCTCACCAAACTGCGTGACGTAGGTATAGACGTACGCCCGAGAAACTGTAACTGGAGGGTTCCAAACCATTCTCAGCCTCCATCACCGTTATTAGTGTTATAATACGTTGGCTGAGGGTTGCTGTTTGTAATGGGCTGGTTGCTAATGGGGCCAACAATATATCCCCCCTTCCCTGTCACCCTGGTGTCGGAAATATTAGTCAGCCCCGTGTTGGTGTTGTAGCTAAGATTGTAGTCGTCCTGATATGTCGTATCAGCCGAGCACTGCAAAAACACTTGCTTTCCGACGCCATCAATCGAGACTGCTTTGATGACATTTTGAGCCGCCGCGGAATTGTAGGCGTTAGTAATTGTATAGCGCCCGGCAGCGGGGAGGTAACTTGGATCGAGCTCTTGGTCATAGGTAATTGTGATCGAGCGTCCGATGAGTTCGATCTTTGAAAGTTTTGGAGCTACTGCTTGTTTATCAACCTTAGTATTGTTACGAACGATTTGATTTGCGAACGTAGAAGCTTTGTTGCCATAAATGTCGGCGACTGCATAGGCATCAGCAGGGCGTACGTAGCTGAGAGTGACTTTATCGTCGGCGTTCAAACTTTCATCGACCGTTAGACGATAAGCCATCTTATAAGGATAATCGCCATCAAGCTTCAAAACATCGATGACGTTTTTCGCTACTCCGTTGACAAATACAAACCATGCCGCAGAAGGAGGCGTCTTGGTCAGATCAAGAAGACTATCGTCCTCGAAGGTAACCCAAATATACTTCCCATTTTCGCTGGTATCCGCCCAACCAAAGACTGGTGGTTGACGATCAACTGTTGAATTCGCAGTGGCCTCAACAAACAAACTGAATTTAACTACCAGATTGCCAGAGTTGTCTTTGAGCGCTGTGTCGGAGCCAGGCGGAACATAATTAACCCCGATCCTTTTGTTCGGTTTCACAGGGTTCACAAGCGTCAAAGTGACTTTGCAATAAAGCTCATCGATGCTCACCGAAGACACATCATAGGGCTCGTTAATGCCGTCCACGTAAACAACGAACGCTTTTGGTGACGGGACAGACAGAGCGTCCATCCGGCGTGCCTCGTTGAAAGAGATCACGATCATGGTCCCATCGACAGTAAACGATGTCGCAACTGGGGGGTCTGTGTCTGCCGCCAAAACTGGAGCGGCTACTCCAGGAGCTACTGTCGGGGCCGGTACGCCCAAAGTGAAAGCGGGAGAACCTGCTGTCAGCCTCGCAAGCGTGTTGTATTGAGGGGTAGAAGCAACACCACCAGAGGTAGCGCCAAACCAATAATAACGCTGATACGAATCATCGATGACCGGCGCGCGCACCACGTCCATGTACTGCTGAGTGAACTCCAGCCAAATTGAGTTCGGCAAATTGGTTTTTTCAAAAGGGTCGAGCGGAATTCGGAATACGCGTTGCGCCGCCGAATTAGTAAGGCTGCGAACGAGACGAGGAGACTTGAACCCCGAAAGATTACCCTCATACAACCAAGTATTTTCGGCGTAGGCAGCACCAGACGGCGGCAGCAAATGGTCGTCGACCGCCGGGTTCATCCCTCCAAAAGTCTCAAGCTTTATCGCGGCCACGGCTACCTCAGATTACAGAGTTTGTAGAACGCTTTGAAGTAAGTCTCGGTGAGGTCATCGATCAAGTTTTCAACCGCTGCGCAATTATTGGCAATCGTGCTACGCGATGAAACAATTAACGTAGCCTCGTCAGCAATCTTGGTGGCGATATCATCAGGCTCGAAAATGATCTGCTCTACAGGGCCGATCAACCCAAAATAGCCCTGATATGCTTCAACGATGGTATCTACCTTGTCGATCACACCGTTGTAAAATTCGTCGAGCGCCATGTGCTGTGCATAGGAGTCGGTAGCCCAATGCGCCAGGTGAGCAGCGTTTCGAATAGCAAAGACGTGAGCGACAAGGTCGTTGATTTTCATATTCAAGCCTTCTGATAACGAGTCAAAGCTGCTTTGCCAGCTTCCATTTCAGAGATGGTCTCAGGCCGCAACCCGGCAGGCTGTTCAGTCGGCGTTTCAGTAATAGTGACGTTTACTGCTTCCACTTCTTGCGTGGATTCAGTATTAGCTTCTGTGTTCGTATCTGAATTGTTTTTCGCCATGATTAGCCCTTTCTCATTTTCGATAAAGTTTCAGCGAACCGAGCGCGCTGCCCAATTTTTCCGCCTTTCTTTGCGGCAGCATCAAGCTTTGATTTAGGGATCTTCTGTCCAACAGGGACGCCTAAATCTTTATGGAGCTGCCCTGGTTTCTTGATTGCTTTCGCTATCCAATTTTTAGCCATAAGCAACCCCTAACAATTCCATGCACGTAGTGACTTATTGATCCGAGAGTTCGGGTCATTAGCCGTTTCTTTGCTGGTAAGTTTCTTTTTCATGCCCTTCATTCGAGCACAAAAACTATCCCTACGAGAACCCCCTTCAGGTTGAGGGGGTTTCAACCCGGGCTTCCCCGGGTTAGCCTTATTGTAAGCAGCGCGGCCCTTTGCATTGAGCCCGCCGTTTGGGTTCTTACCCTCTTTGCGTTGCCATGCAGGGGACTTTGCCATTAGCGCTTACCCTTGACCATGCCGCCCTTGCGGTACTTCATTCCCATCATCTTGGCGTCCAACTTCATATCTTTTTTGGAGCCTTCCTTCACGCCAGCTTTCTTATCAGCGGCCTTATCTTTCTTCTCAAAGATAGCCATACGCTTTGACATCTTAGCCATCACTCACCTCACTTGTTGCACCAGCCTTCACGACGGGCGTTGTTTGTTTTCACTTCACTGATCGTGCGATCAGTGTCTTTCTTCGACCAGCTAATGTCCCTCCAGACATCGCAGACAGAAGCATTAGTCGCGGGCGTTAGGGTCAGACTTGCGCAACCCGTCAGCGGAAAGATCAACAGCATCACCAGCACGAACCGCATTTTGAGTTCTCCTAAGAACATCAGCGGACGCAGCCGCTTCGATTTCCGCCACAGCGTCGTGTCTAATCTTTGTATAGACACCGCCTAAAACACCTATCACCAGAATAGCGAGCGCAATATAACGCCCAATGGGGGTGAAGAGAAGACTAAACACCATGTTCCTCCAGATGTTTTTTACGCCAATACCAAATCGCGCCGCCAATGATGACAATAGCGACCATGAATAGGAAGTTTGTATTTTTAAGTAACCCAAGTAGTTGCTCAAAAGTGTCCGACGCATCTTGCGCCTGAGCCATTACTTCTTTTGCAGCACCAACGCTACCAAGTGCTCCTACCGCAATCGCGCCATTAGCCTGCTTGCTTTCGACGATTGACTTAGGAGGAGGTGTGGGGGCTGGAGGGTCGGGCTCAACTCGGTGATCCTCATGAAAGGACGGATGGTTCTGGTTCGCGTTCCACCATTCGCATTCGGCCTGCCGCCTGCGCACGAGCCCAGGCAATTCTTTACCGCCACCCTTGGTCCATTTCATCAATTCTGTAGGAACGGCGGTAAAATCACCTGCGTTGATTTTCTTCAACATCGTCGAGGTTTGAAGGTTTCTGACGCCAGCGTTGTAGGTGAAGTCTACTAAAACATCGAATTGGTTCTGATTGATCTCGGTCTTTACAAGGTTTTGAACGGCTCGTTCATACTGACCAAGATCATGTTTTAGGATTTGATCAGCATCTTCCTGAGTGATAACCATGCCCTCAGTCACTTCAGGTGAGCCCGCTGCGGACGTATGCCCGTAACCGATAGTCAAAACATCTGCGGGGCAGCGATAAGCTTTGAGCCTACAGCCTTCGAATTTCTTTAAAAGCCTAATAAGACCAGAGTCAGACATTTCCATTTTACGCTCCTACTTTACAAAAAACACGATAACGCAGCCAATCCCAACTGCGACGAACACGACCAAGACGAATGCTGTCCCGGCAACCTGTAGATTATACATTAGCTCTTCGTGTTCTTTCTGCGCTTGTCGTTCTGCAGCACGTTGAGCTTTTCGTATTCTTACAAGTTCACGTTCAACCTCAGCCCAACCAACCAATCCATATTGTGAAACGAATTGGTTTTTGACTTGAGCCATCCAGCTTTGAGCCTGCTTACGTTTAGTGACGATGTCAATCGCCAACTCCTCAGCAGTAACCCCCGAAAACATACTTGGCTTTGGGTTCGAATTTTCGAACTGCGTTAGCTTCGCTGCTGCACCATAGAGCTTGGCGACATCACCAGCCATCGTTTGAATTTCTTTGCCGACCGCAATGCCGGACTTAATCGTCTCAAAAGCGGTTTTTGCTGCGCCGAAAACAAGAGAAACTGTAAGTGGGTCCATAATTGCTACCGACCTTGATTATAAACGCATATTCGAACTCCCGACGAGAAATCCCAACCGCTCCCTCCCTTTCCATCTCCAGCGCAAGGACTCGCAGTTGGTATGGCTTTGCCCTCCCATAACAATCGATCATGCGATTCATCCCGGTACCAACCAAGCCCAGGCAACCAAGTAAAGCCGGGAGAAATTTGACGAGCCCGCCCGTTGGCAATTTGCCAAACCTCTCCTGTGGCCTGGTTGACTATCTCTGTCGCTCCATTCGCAGACTTAGATGAGCAACCAATGTATTTGTACCAATTCAAACCAGTCCAATCAGTAGCCACATATCCGCAAGAACCGGCGACCACACGCTCAGGTAGGACCATCGCAAACAAAATGAGCGCCACAAGCACTCCGATAAACTCAATGATGTCCTGAGCCCGCCACATCTACTTTGCTTTCCAGTAGATGGTTGCGGCTACTGCGCCGAGCAAACCAATCGTGAGCCATTGAACGACAGTTGTAACAACCGTCTTCTTTGCAGTCCTCCATCCATCGATAAGGGTCCGCAAATCACGAATGTCTTTCCCCGCGTCGTCGTCATGAAGGCCCAGTCGCTCAAGCGCGCGACGAGCGCCTCGCTCAGCAGCTTGCTCAAGCAACGCGTCAATGTCTGCGGGCTGTTCAAACATTTTAATAATCCTTCACTGAGAATAGAATTACATCTTCTTTTGTCTGGCCGAGCGACGTCGTGGCTTTAACATCTACGGTGTAATTGACGCCGCTGTTACCGCCGTAGACAAAGAGAACAATGGACTTGCCATCAGTCGAAATCGCGCTTGCGTCAACTTGCAATGCACCTGCCGGAGCTACTGCGAAGACCTTTGAAGTGATCGTCTCTCCGGCCTCTAGCCACTGACTGTAGTCAACCGCATAGCGTTTACGTTCTGCAGAGGTCTTTGTGAATTTTCCTAGTTTCATGCCGCCGACCTCCAAATTGATAAAATTTCAGGGTTTCGTTTTTCATAAGGAGCAATCATCGCTCGGTTCTCTCGATCCGCTGTAGCCGAATTGACTTCGGCGGCGACGACAAGCAACTTTGCCTCAACATCGAGCGTCATGAGCCGTGACGGTTCTGCGATGGTAATGACATTCTGCTCTGGTTCGACAAATACTCTTTCGTGTTCGTCGTAGAGGAACGAACTGAAGAAGATACGAGCATCTAGGCTCTTGATCGTGTAGTCGATCCGGCCAGCTATCAACGGCGGGAAATAGCGCTTCAACTTGACCGAGATGCCTGTGGCTACGTAAGAGCCCTGACTTAGGGCTACGTAAGCCTTTCTGAATAACTTCACAGATTGCCCGGCGACATTCAGGTGGGCGACTTCGGGGTACACAAAGCGCCATGCTCTGAGGGATACATTGACGCCACTGCTTGTCAGCAAAGCGCCATCCGCCTTCATCTTGAAGACGCGAACCAGCTTGAACTTCTGCTCCTGACCAGTGAGCGTATATGTGCCTTGGTAACCCCCAAGGTAACGGCCCTGCAAAAGCGCAGCCGGACGCCCTGTTGACGTGAACGATGTTGCTTCCCCACGCATGTAATGCGCGTAAGGCAGGCCCGCCCCGCGCCCAAATACGGCGAACTGGCCGAACGATGGGTAGATCTGCCGAGATGTCCGTAGTGTGACCGGCAGGCCGCTGTAGGAGAACGACGCCTTCTCTGCCTTGAGGTAAAATCCTTTCTTGATGGCTGCTGGTTGCGTACCGATTGTGTAGCTGCCTGCGGAATGAATAAATCCACGCCCAAAGATCGTGCGGGTGTTCTGACCCTGCACGTTGAACGAGGCGTACTCTGCGGGGATTTTGTGCCCGTAGGAAACCTGAACGGCGACGCCGGATATGGTGTACTGCCCTGGTATTGGGTAGGTTTTAGCGGCGTGCAGTAAGGAAATGCCCTTACCGACCGAAGTGAATACCCCCGCTGCGGCAGTGAGTTTGTAGTTAGCAAATAGGCTAGCAGCTTTTCCGGCGACGCTGAACGATCCCGCTTGCGCGCGGAGAATCTCATCGTCCCGCAAGTTTAGCGACGCACCCACAACGGAATAACTTCCCGCCGTAGCTGTAAGGGTACGAGTAGCTTTGAATGTGAGGTTGACGCCCGAGACCGCATAGGCACCGGCGACGGGGTAGAGGATTGGATGATCCACAAGCCCGGAGGAGACGCCTGTAGCAGTAAAGGAACCTGTACCCGCAGTCAGTCGTCGAGTAGCTTTGAATGCTACTGCGTTGACTGTGGCGGTGTTGGGGTCAGATTGTATTGCTTTTAGATAGTGCCCAAAGAGCGTTTGAGCATCGCCGCCGACCGACAGGCAAGCGCCCGCGTCCAACGGAAATACCGTTGTCTGCGAGACCGCAAACGCGTTTTGCTGAAACGCGAGCCTGTTAAATGCGCCTGCCATAGGCCCCTCTCAAAGGCTCGCGTGATCAATTAAGCAGGCCGTGTAGGGAACACGACTTCACTCGGTGAGTTGAGGGTGGTAATATTTTTTGTCAAATCCCGAAGAGCCTGACGATATGTCTGCCACTCAGTCTTTTTTTCTGTACTGAAGGGAGCATTGGGTAGGTCTGTCCAATCAGATACTGCGAGGAGCCAGTCTCTGGGGCGACGCACCCACAAATCAATACGCTCATCCAGCGTAAGTTCTCGGGTTTCTAGTATTGGGCGCACAATGCCGTCTTCACCTGTCTTATAACCGCGTTCGCCGATGACATCTATGATTGGCTCAAGTGTCGGTCTTTCAAACCGTGCGTAACTTTTTTCAGCAAGAAGCTGATCAGTGATTGGTGCTCCTTCGAAAACCTGAATAAGGTTTTCTTCCAAAATCGGATGATTAAGGGGGTTACCGTTACCATCGATCTGAATGTACAAATTCATTTTTAGTCCCTCAGATTATAGACTTTGTATAGTCACGTCAGCGGTATTAGTTCCAGGGAATGAACGATTAGTCCCCCAAATAATTCGAACCCCGCCCTGTGCGCCGTTGCCGCCGCCGTAGCTGGTTCCAGAACCGCCGCCACCGCCACCATATGTGCCGCCGTAGATGTTATTTCCATAATACGGGTTGGACCATTGATTTTCACCAAAAGCCCCATCAGTACCGCCGGGGCCGTGACCGCCACCACCACCATAACTGCCGGTCCCCTGGTAATAGCCGGTCCATATGGTATAGCGATATGTCCCATAGCGATCAGTGCCAGTATCACCAACTAAACCGATACCGCCACCAGCGCCGGTGCCATATGTGGAGGAATAGTAATCGCCTAAAGCGCCGCCATAAGTGGACTGATATCCTTGATCATAGCACCCTCCACGCCCGGAGTAGCCCCCAGCTCCAGCGCCGCCGCAAGTCCATGTGCTAGAAATGTTCCCGCCGCGACCGCCACCGTCACCAACATAGCCACCGCCAGAGTAACCTGATGCGCTACTGATATAACGATAAGTGTCGTAAGCGCTGCTATCACTTCTCCCGCCGCCTTGCCCGAGAACGGTGGCTGTACTGAGGAAGTATGAGTTACCACCCGGCGAAGAAGTTTCGCTGTTTTCATTATAGTAATTTGGACCGCTATAACGCGACCCGGCTTTACCAACGACTACCGTGTAGCTTGTACCAGGAACAACGGTAATGTTGTTTTTATAACCAAGCCCACCACCAGCGCCGCCGCCATAAGACCAGGAACCGGAACCACCATGTCCGCCACCAACTGCAACTGCTGACACAGAAGTGACGCCCGTAGGAGCAACCCACGAGTAGGTTCCTGCTCCTACGTTGGTTCCAAACAACGATTGACCCTGAATGACAAAAAAATACAAGACACCACTAAACAGCTTAGTAATCGTGTATCCGTTTGCTGTTGCCGAAATTGTAAAGTTATAGGCGATAGGTGTAGAGCTAGATGCCCCTCCGGTGCCCGATAACACTCCAGTGCTTGTGCTCAAAGACATACCAGACGGTAATGAGCCTGATGCCAACGCATAGGTTATTGTACCCGATGGAACAGTCGCAGTTGCGGCGTTGATCGTGTACGCTGCGCTTGGTGTCAGCAAAGTTGGAATTGTTGCCGTAGAAAACGTCGGTACATTTGCATTAGCAGTAATTGTAATTGTTCGAGTTGCCGTAGCACTTCCACTGGTGACTACGATATTAAAACTATACGACCCGGCAGCAATGGTTGCGCCGCCGTTGGACAAAACACCGCTCTGGCTGATTGTCATGCCGCTTGGGTACGATCCACTCAAGGACCATGTGAAAGAAGCTCCACCACTTATGAAAGAAGCTCGATATGACCCTCCTGAAAACGCCGCTGTTGTGCTCACTACGTATGCGTATGTATCACCCAGAATCGAATTAGAAACGGCTGTTGCATCCACGTAAGTTTTCACCGCTGTTACAGTCGGTGCTTTTGCGTTTCCACCAGTCGCCAAAGTTGTATCAGTAGAAAGCTTGCTCGCTACGAACGTGGTCACAGCAGCCTGTGTAGGCACTTTCTGATTGCTGTTTGCGCTTAGTGTTCCATCAGATGAAAACTCATTGATGGTCTCGCCAAGCTGTGCGCCAATCGAACCAAGTCGCAAAGTTGAAAGTCCAGATAGATCGAACGCACTAGCGTTCAACGTGGCCTTACCCGTAGCTTGTTCGATCTTGAAATACTTACCAATTCTCAGATTACCGTCTTGATCGGTAGATGCGTAGAAAACACGACCCGGGAAAGTCTCGATAACCTCATTTCCCTGCGCAGCAGCTTGAGTCGGGACGCCCGGGTAATTTGTTGTCGTTACGCCACCGGTACCGATTGACAAGAAATCATGGCCGGTAAGGCGAACCTGAGAATATTTATAACGAACCGTAACCGACGCACCGGCAGCGGAACTGGTTGGTTTTTCCTGTGTCAACAAAAGCGAAATTTCACTAGCAGAGCTAGTCCAAGACCCGCTGGTGGACTGAATCACATACGCGTAAGTATCATCAGAAAGGGATACGCTAGCGCCGGGAAGCGGCAGCGAGCTAAACCCACTAGCAACAAGGACAAATCCCTTTTGCCCTTCTACAGCACTGAGAACTGTACCTGTGCCACCGCTCGTAAAAGTGAGGGTCTGGCTCGTAGCAAATGTGCCTGTGATATTCTTGATGTAAACCTTATTCGCGGAATACTGAACATTGGTGACAGTCGCGGTCGCTCCTCCACTGGAAGTCACTGTGTCTCCAACACTGATGTTGCCACCGGTGTAAGTAAAGGGAAGCTGTTGCCCTACTAGCGAACCAGTTACGGGAGTTTCCGTGGAGTCGTAACCACGCGAGTTTGCGCCATAAGTACCATAACTGTTGTTACCGTTAAGCGCACGGATGAACCCGCCACCGGATGCCGCATAGCCAAAATAACAGTAATAGGTGAAGCAAGAAACAATCTCGGATTTGCCGCCATCCTTCACCCAATAACCAACACCATTATCATTGATTACCGTGTAACCGTGGAAGATCATTGTCTTCGCACCAGTTGAATGAACTGTTCCATCGATCAAAGCGCCGACAGCCCCAGAACCAATAAACGCGCATTCAAGAACGTACGGGGATTTAGTGGTGATTGGGCTAGCTGAATTAAGACGAACAACCACACCTTTGATTGTAGAAGACGTAATGTCAGCAGCGGTGGAACCTGGCACCCAACCAGTCATTCCTTTGAACGTCATTTTGTTCAATATGGAGCCATTGCTCATATAGAACATTGTTGAGTTTACGTTAGTTACAAGACCAGAATCATCGTTACCACTTTTTGGCTGGACGATCACGGTGCGCTGATTATCTCCCACAATAGCTGTATTCGCGGGAATAGTGATTGGAAGCTGTTCACTATAAGTGCCTGTCTTAACAAAAATTGTCGCACCTTCGCCGCACTGTTGTGTAGCGTATTTGATTGATGCAAATGGGGTCGACATATTACGCCCCTGGGTCGAGTTATCGACGCCATGAGGAGCAACATAGTACACTTTATCCGACATGGTCGCCCCAATCCAATCAAGGGACGACCCGTTGTTGGTAACAGTAAGCGACTGCCCAGTATCTGTGGCCTGAATAGTTGGAAGAACATCAGAACCACCAGTGACAAAAGCTACCCAACTACCAGCAGCTAGGTCACTGTTGAAAGAACTAGATGATGTATGGTCAGCAGTCGCGATATATGCGGAACCAACAGAACTTTTAACAACATCATCTCTGAAGTAGGAGGTAGACGCCGCCCATGCCCCCCGCCAACGAATGCCGCTGTTGTATTTTTTCCACCGAGCTGCTGTAAGGTCGGCTTCAAAGGTTGTAGAGGCATTGCGAACAATACAAATATACGAACTACCGCCATGTTGAACTACGTCATTGATGTAATACTCAGTCGTTGCGGTCCAATCGCCGCGCGAACGAACCCCTTCAGTTAGCACAATCCAGTTGCTATTCAGAGTGCCTGTAGCGTTAATCGGAACCTGATTGGTGTTGTTTGCGATGGCCTTGTACTGGTTCGCGCCGTAGGCAACGACATCGTTTGGCACATACGCAGTGGTTGAACTCCAAGCGCCGCTGGCTGATACACCCTCAACGAGCTTAGCCCAGTAGGTTCCGTTGGTCGGCAGATTGCCGCTGGTGTCTTGAAGCGCGATGTACGCCGAGCTTCCG